TACCGTCAGCATCGTATTGTCCTTTCGACCACCAACCTTTAGAGGTTTCGCAATAAATCTCATTACCTGTCGTGTCGTACAGTTTCAAGGTGCCGTCTACAACGCCAAACACCACTTCGTATTCTTTTCGTAAATTGCTTTTACTCATTATTTCGACCTTCAATTTATTTAATAATATTTAATAACCCTAAGCATACACGACACTTAGGGTTTTGTCAAGCTATTTTTTAGTAAGATATATTATGCTTTAATTTCCACTTGGTCATGACAACTTCGTACCAGTTAGGGTTGTTGGTGCGAAGAATGTCGACTGGTGTTTTACGATCAGCTATCTCATCAGCATATCGCTCTACAGTCATATAAGAACCGATCAACTCTTTTTGAAATACTGCTTTAGTGATTGGTCCGGAATGCTTGAATCGAGCAATGAACAAAGGCTTCGGAATATCTTTCATAGTTGGATGACACTCATTTGCATGAGCTTCACCGTAAGTCTTCTGACCATCATATGGTCCTTTGTACATTAGGAAACCACCGCTATATTCGAAGTTCTCTTTAAGGAAAGTGTTCATAATAGTCTTTTCTCTTCTCGGTTAATGAAGTACTATTATACAACACATAGAAAGACTGTCAAGCTTTTTTTGAAGCTACTGCAATTTAATTTAATTGAAATAAATCGAAAATAAAGCTTGACAGCTACTGGGTAGTCTGTTATAATACACTTAGAAGTTTTTAGCGCATCAATGAATTGTTTCAGTGTCTTTATTAGGAAAGCTTAAAACATTGGTCGGTGACACTCCAGCATCTACACTCGTGGTTTCTTCGGACAACTTCATAAAGGATTTTTCTAAGTGATTCTGTATCCGCGCATCTTCACGCGCAAACTCTAGATCACGCTCTTGAGCATTGCTGTGCATGGACTTAACAGCCGATGACCATTCCATGAAAAGACCTCTATTGACCTTATTAGTAGAAAGAATATGAGAAGAGTTAAGAACAATCAATTCCGAATGTGATTCTACAAAACTACACCATGGTCGAAATATAAAGAATGTTTCATCTGTTTCTGCATCATAACCACCAACCACTTGCATAGCATTTCTGACAATCATGTCAGGTTGATTATCATCACTCCATTCTATTACTTCACATACAACTTCATTACCATTGGCTAGTTTAAATTGTGCTATGTCTGGATTTGATATCATTATATATCTACCTGAGTTATCTTATATTCAAATTGCTCTGCTTTATATATCTTAATTCTTTCTGCACTATGGCGAAGCGTAAAGTTCGCTTTCTTTCCTAAATGTAAATCATCTGCAATGTCATATAACTTAGCAGTTGTACCGTCATCACTTTGTCTTAAACCTCGTCCAATAGACTGTAGCACACGTATTTGGGATTTGCTCGGACTCGCGAATATAATATTATGCAAATTTCTAATGTTAATACCAGTAGAAAAGGTACCAAGAGAAGCGACGATAATAGAATTAGGATGCTTATCAACAATATTACGGATATGTTCTCTATCAGTTGTATTAGTTTCACCGCTAACATAAAATAATCTTTGCCCCTCTTTCAGTTTACTTTCAATTATATCCCGAAGGACTTTGCCATGCCTATCAACCAGATTGAATAGTACGAGAGTGTTTCCTCTCTGACTGATTGCCAAATTCGCGATAAACTTGTTCCGCTTTTCGTAAGATACGATAAAATCAATTTCTTCTTGATAAGTTCTTCCTTCTGTTAGTTTACAGTATTCTTCGCTGTATTTCAATAGTATTATATCTATACTTAATTCAGCGAGTGTTTTATTCTTTTGGAGTGCGTGTGTAGTTGTCACTCTATGTACTGGTCCAAATAGCCCCTCTAGCACTAATTTATGTACTTGCGTACCGTCTAACGTGCCCGTAGTTCCCCACCGATATTCAGCATTTTTCGATTTATTCATGATCGATGATAGTGACTTAGATTTAAAGCCGTGGACTTCATCGCCAAATATAGCACCGTAATCATTGAACCAAACCGGATGTAATTTATAGATAGATTGCCAAGTTGTGACAACAATGCGCTTATCAGTCTTTTTGTCTTTACCAGAGTATATCTTATGAACTTCATTGTCAACGTCCATTCCGTATGATTTAAAATCAGCATACATCTGCTCAACTAAAGACGTGGTAGGAACAATGACAAGAATTTTCTTATCGTGATTTTTAAGATACCATTTCATAAGCAAATAGATTATAAAGGACTTACCTGATCCAGTCGGTGATATAAGAACACATCGTTTATATTGAATTGCATGTGTTATCGCATCATACTGATAGTCGCGAGGTTTGAACGGAAGATTCAAAGTTTCCATCCAATTCATGGTCTCTACATGATTGAGTTTGTTGGTAGAGTACGGGAAACCGAAGGGACCTTCTTCCACCTTGATACCATACCCTCGTTGCATCGCAAATTTCTTGATCGCGTAGTATAAACCCGCATTAATCTCACCAGTCAGTTTATTTAAAAGTCTGACTTTACCATCCCATCTTTTGGCACGAACCGCGGGCATGAACTTAGCGCCCGGAACTTCGAAACAGAAATACTCGTTCAACTCTTGTACAATGCCAGGATCACACTCCACTAATTGTAGATATGCGTAGTCTTTCATTTTGAGTCTAATTACTTGCATTCTTTAGAACTTCCCTTTTCTTCTTTTCGTCCGCTTCTAGTTTATTGTAAAACCTTGAGATTGTCACTTCACTAAGCTTCGGATCGAGATAGCCCCGATCAATACAATAATTGACATGATCTCTAGCTTTATCTAGCAAAAACTTATCCCTTGGTTTTTCAACGTCCTCGTCGTACTCTATGCCCACTAGAATCCCGCCTCAAACTGTTTCCAGCGAATGGCATTGCCAATCGTTTGATGCCTCCATTTTATGTTTTCGAGTATTTCTTTTAGAACATCGCAACCTTCTTTTTGCAATAGGATACGTGCTTCACTTTTCATGATTTCTGGATCGCTATTGTAGTAATAATCCATCTCACCTTTTAGTACACGAAGACCATTAAAAGGATCAGGATTCCAACCCTTCTTCTCGATATCTTCTTGAGACATTTTACCGTGATACCATTGCCACTTGTCTTTCAATAAGTGTTTCTGTCTAAATTCTAAATCCTTTAATTTAAGTCTAGAGTCTGACAGCATGGTAAGATATTTGGCGTGAAGTCTGGGTGTCTCTACAGAGGCTACATCTAATGCGTTAAATTCAATTTCGCAGTCTTTTTTCCAGTCTGCTAATATTGCTTGTAAATCCATAATATTTCACCTTGTTATTCAAAATCAAAATAATCATATCTAAATGAGATCGGGAATGTTATGAACGCTCCGTCACTCGTAGCTGTAAACGTAATGTCACCTAATGAAATAGGATATGCGTTCACATACTTGAACGACCTACTAGCATTGTTAGAGCTTGTTAATACGAGTAATTGAATGTCTGCGTACTGGCTAGCGGTCGTACTATTATATAGCGATCCAGTATTAGGTGAATTTTTGGTCTCGACAACACGTTTCATCCATTGAAACATCTCTTCGTAGACAACCATCTTTTCGTCAAGAAGAATGTCCATTGATAACGTACCGAATGTCAGAACGTCACCCGGCATAGTTAGAGCCGCCCTTGGAAATCCAAGATCAGCTTCGCCTAACTCTACGCTTGGATGCATAACTTGTTGTGCGAAGAATGAAATAGCAGGATAATCTTTACGTGAAATTACCAATTTGAATTGATTGGCTGTGAGATAGTTTGGGTCGCAAGTGAAATCAGTGTTAATAGTCATAGTATCTTTCCGAGTTATATAGACTTATTTATAACGGAAAAATACGTAAGTTGAGGTGCAGGCAGAGGGAATCGAACCCTCACATGCCTGCTTAATTAGTTCTCTAGAGATTAGCCAGAAAGTTTAATGTACGATCAGTGTTTGTCCAATCTTCGCTTGCTTCGATCTCTTTATTAGTGAGCATCGGTCTTGCACATCTCTCAGCCATTTTGAGAATACGCTTGGCTTCTCTTAGTCCCTCGGCTCTGCCTGCGTAAAATGACGAAACCGGCTCTGCATTTTTCAATTGATTTCGGACATTCCGGTCTATCTCTCTATTCATTAATATCTTAGCGGTGGCTATCTCTTCGCTTAATTTTTCGTAACTTCCTCTTTCCATGCTCATAATATTTTCTCGCTCTAGTCAGTTAATCAATACAAGTATTATAAATGTTTTTAGTACATTCGTCAAGATTTTAATTCAATTATACTTTAAGATAATTGAAGTATTCCTGCTCCTTTACGCGGCTAACTGTCGCCTCATTTTTAATAATAAGCAAGGCTTCCTTTAACGCTTCAACTTTTGAAGAGTAGTAGGCGTAATCGCGCTGATTATTTGCATAGGACTGTAGGTCACAGTATCGGTCTATGGTATCTTGAATTTTGTTCTTGGCAGAATTCATTTCATAGCTCATAATATTTTCTCGCTCTAGTCAGTTAATCAATACAAGTATTATAAATGTTTT